TTCTTCATTCCTGAATTCTGAAGTAATACTGTTGTTAAAGGCGATACCAATTGTGGTTGTGTTCCAAATATTGCGCCGATGTGGTTTTTTAATGTTAGTCCTGACCAGGCTTTACCCTTAGTCATTACAAATTTGCCTAATGACATAATTTAATTTTTTTTTTAATTGTTAAACTTACTAAACTTTTTATTATAATACTAATTCAGAGCCAAAGGATCCATTATACGAATTCGGATCAGTCATATATCCTGGAGTACCATTGTCTTCGAAATTTGTTTTGCGTAAAGCTTTCTCTAAACTCTTAGTTGCCTTAGAGGTTACATTAGCTTGGAACTTTCCTAATTCAGTAAATCCATTTGTCAATTCATAAAAGTAATACATTTTAGTATCAAATTTAATCGGATCTAGTGAACGCTCTTTCATAAGCTTGTTCTCAAACTCGCCTGTCCCAGGATTTTTCCCAACTATCTCAGTCATTGTTTTATAGACTGCGGTTTGTAATGCTTTAGTATTAGGAACTCCTTTTACAATCTCTGGGGTATCAAAGATGTAGTTCTTAATAGCATTATCAATTTGCTCCTGTTCTGCTTTCTGCGCTTTAATTGCTTCTTGGTAACGAACTTTCTCTTGCTCTTCTTGGCGTCTTTCAAATTCCTTTAGACTCTCCTTAGATTCTAGAGCATCTTCGATAATAGTGTCTTCACCTAAATCAATTGTTTTCTTTAATATCTTTCTAGCTCTGTCTTCAGATAGTCCTTGATTCAAAGCGTCTCTATAAATAATTTCTTTAGCAACTTCTAGATTCTCTCTCAAGTAATCTTCGTCTATTGATTCTAAATCATTTATGTTTTGTCTTGAAGCGGCTATCTTGCTTACATCGAGATTAGCAAGATATTCCTCTAATCTAATTTGAGCCTGTAAGTCAATCTCTTGTTTTACAACTCCAACTAGATCGTCTGGTGTTTGTATTTTTTCTGAAGACTCTAGCGAAGGAATGATTCCTTGTTCAAATAGAACACCGGCGAGGGAAGAATAGATATTGGGAGAAGATTCATCACCTGAATCATCACCTTCACCATCATCGTCTTCATCCCCATCTACGTTCTCCGGAACTTCTTCCTCGACAGGTTTATTTTGTATTGTATCATCTAGCTCTTCTTCTTCATCCTCTTCTGAGTATGGAGCAAAGCCTTCGTAGTTCAACTCCATTCCAGAGTCAAACATCGACATTAAGTCATTTTCATCTTCCATAATTTCTCCCTTATTTTATTATAAAGTGCAAATATAAACAAAAACTTATTTTTTTCCAAACAAATTGTCAATTATTTTGCATTTCTTTGTGTTCGCTAATAGCTAAAATGTTATTTAGGTGAACTCTTTTTTTGTATTCTACTAATAGAATTAGATTCTTTTTTCACTTCAACATTATCTTTATGCTTTAACATATCTTGTTCTAAAGCTTTTATTTTAATCATCTGATCAGCTTTAGCTTTATTTACGTCTAAATTAAATTTATCTCTTTCTAGTGGATCTTGTATTCCATCATCAGTAACTATGTCTTGCTCTTGTCCACTAAGTCTAGCTATCTCAAGTTTAGTTTCATTATCTCTTAAATTCATTAAGTCTTTAAGTTCTAGTTCTCTATTCATAAATTCAGCTTGTTGTGCCATTGCAGCTTGAGCATCTTTAGATTGTTGTTGAGAAGCTTCTGATTGTCTTTTATGTTGTAATTCCTCTGCCTCTTCAAGTTTTCTTCGCATATCCATAAGTGACGGACTGAAGTATATATCCATAACAGTAGACATGCTTCCTCCTCCTTGTACAAATGCTTGAGCTGATTGTTTAATAAACTGTTCTAACTCTTGAGTTTTAGAAGATGTTGTACATATAAGTCCATAATCAGGATCGGCGAATTCATCACCATCTACATTAAGAGTTTGGATCCCTTGATCATCAAGTATGTATTGTACCTTCTTGTTGTTTCCTTTAAGAGCTATTTTAGCTGTTTCAAGAAATGTTTCAAGTACTCTAAGCTTACAATGCTCATGTAGCGAGAACCAATACTCTGTGACATGACTAGATTGATTAACAGATCTTTCTACTCCACCTACAGTTTCTCTATTTTGTATTTGACCTTGACGTTGCGCAGATACACCAGCAATCTCACCCATTTCCATTTTAATAAACTCTAGCAATTGTATGTGTTGTTGAATATAAGACCCAGTCTCCATATCCATCACACGACCACCTTGAGTGTTCATAGAACCAGCAAGCTTACCTGTTGCGGCACCTTGATTACCTTCCTTAAAGGAATCAATAACTGCGATCTTATTAACCACAGCAAAGTGCATCCATTTATCTATCTCCCAGTTTTCTGGAACCTTAGCTATATCTAATTCAAAAATCTTACCATAATTAGTTGCAATAGCCTTATTTAGTCTATCCCAAATAACATCATACATATATTGGTAGTTCTTGCATCTATCCACTAGAGATACAGCCTTAGATTGATTTGTATTGTATATCTGTCCAACTATACCTGGACTACATAACGAAGGATTTATTAGTCGATTATATTGAACTTTACGTGGTTTAAGGTTGAGGTATATATCTTTACCTATCTTAACTCCTTCCCACCATTCATTAACCCACATCTTTTCAACTTCTTCTCCCATATTTAAATCTGGGATATATTCTTCTGAAGCAACTTTATATTGCTCATTTCCATATTCATCGAAGTACTTAACTTTCTTAATCTGTTTAATGGATTTCCAAAATACTTTAAGCACTCTTATATTCCCTGTTTCATCTGTATAGTTAGATCCAAAGAAGTGTCCATTAAGTTCTGCTAAATTGAAGATAGTACTATACATTCCTTCTACTCCAGTATTTAAACCATCTCTTAAAAGAGTATGATTATTATCATCATCTGAATAATTCCCGCTACCAGTAGTAGTAGAATATTCCATTATATAATCAATATCTTCAGGCTTCAACTCGTCATGGTAGATATCTATAATCTTGTGAGGAGACCAGTGATCTTGGATTATAATAATAGCAGAGTCTTCAATTCTATCTGAATTAGATGATCTTACTGAATGTACTTTAAGGGGATTGAGTTTAATTAATACAGGTTCATCGTGTATAATATCACACTGATATATTTCTTCTGCAAAAATCAAAGCATCTTTAAATCCATCATTAAAGGTTTTCCCAAATGATTGTTCTTGGTAGTAGTGTTTAAGAATTTGGTTAGCAGTCTTTTCTTTTATATCTTGCCAACTATACTTCATATGTTTGCCAAGCTCTTCCATTTTTGCTTTCAATTCTTCATCAGAATAATTAGCCTGAAGGAACTCAACTAGTTTTTGTTGAAGAAAAGCTTTCTTATCTTCTTCTTTCTTAGATATAGCATCTGGATTAGTAACAATAACAGACCAATCAAATCTTCTTTTAATCTCTTCTCCGACTAATAGATCTATCTTAGGAACAAGGATTGGGTGATGAGGTATATTGTCTGGAACAAAACTAGCTTCTACTTGATGAGGATTGACAACGTTAGCTAAATCTCTAACATCTACAATTCCATTATATAAATTTAAGTTTATAATTTTATTCTGCAAACTCTTTCTAACACGCTCGTTGTTATAAAAAGAATGTCTATCAGCATAATCAATGCAGTCGATACGCCATTCCTTAGTTTTCATTTTATAAGGAAGCCGTTGTCGTGGCATTACTACACTATTAAGCATTTGTGCTGGCATATCAATATCTTTATTTAATTATTCTTAACCTGCAAATATAAGCAATTTCTTTTCGATTTCCAAACGTTTTGGTAAAAATCTTTCATTTTCTTATGTTCGCTAATAGCTATTATTTGAAATTACGTGTAAAGAAAGAGTCTTCTGAAACCTTTTTAATTTGCTTGTATTGGTTATCTCTGGCATAATTAGTTCTTTTAACTCTGTCTTCTCTAAGTATAAACAACATACCTGCAGCAGATACCCTGTCAAAGTTTCCGTCTGAATTCCAAGCAATACATTCTTCTAAGTAAGGTATAGACCTTATAAGGTGAAGATTAAGTCTATTATCTTCTTCGTCTCCAGGGTTGCATTGTGTTAGCATAAATTGAGCTTGTAATAATCTTCCCCACTTATTAACTTCTTTGTTTGCATGAGTTCCTTTAGCTTTATTCCCATACAGATTAGTAGCTTTAACCATATCCATATCTCTAAGTATTTGAGGAACATCAGATAAGTAGTGTAAACTATTACGTGCATCAAAGTAACTGAATAGTCCTTTTAAGTTGCTTTCGTAATTACCTTCTCCATTGTAGAATTTAAGTACTCTGAGAGCAATTTCATACGCTTCATTCGCGAGTCTAGGTCTTCCTGTATATTCACAGACAATTCTATCTGTAAACGTATCAAGTCCAATAATGCTAAATAATGACGTTCCTGCGTCTGCATCAATTGGGTCAATTCCGAATATATAACGTCCCCTTGGTATAATTCCTTCTCCATTTTTCTTAGGCATTTCAAATATTTCTAAACATCCAGTTCTATCCGTATCTGAACTATCATACGCGCGTAGCGGATGCTTATCAGTCGGCTTCCATTCTATCTCTCCTTTAGGGTCATATACAAGTTCTCCTATATAATGCTCTGCAAGGAATGATTCTTTCTTAGGCGCTATCGATTCAAGATAGTCTTTAATATCGGCTATAGGGAATACAGTTCCCTCAGTTCTCATAATAGCCTCCTGAGGAGTAATAGGTTCCTCTGCCTTACGTTGAGTTATAGCTCCAGCATCAGATGAACTATATTTAATTACATGACGCTCTTGTAATAACTCTATGAGCGCTTTAATTACATCTGGTTCTCCTGTTGCTATATCATAACATCCATTACGATTTAAATACGCAGGCCAAAAGAATCCACATAGGGCTTCTCCATGAGCTCCTTTATCAAACACATTAGGTATTCCATATATATTAAAAGCTGTAGGCCTATAGAATAACTTCTCAGAACCAGCAAAAGAAGCTCCTTCAACTCCACCTGTTCCTCCTGCTAACATGAATCCAAACGTTACTCCTCCATCCTGTACAGCTTTAAGATTTACGTTCCAAGCTTTCTCTAGATTAGGAAACAAACCATCTTCTTCATAATGAATTAATGGTCCACGTATACCCCTTGCTTTATCTGGATTGTCTTTCATTGAAATACAAAACACAGATGATAAGAGTCCTTTACGAGCACCATATTCATCTTTGTATCCTAACTGTACATTCATCTCTTTAGTTGCATCCACAGTCCTCCATCTAGGTAAAGGAGTGTTCTCGGCTATCCAGTCAAGCGTATCAAGTACTTTACCCCAAATACCTTTATCTCCAGATAAGAATCCTTTATCTGATGCAAGATGAAAGTTAGGATTACCAGAGCCTGGAAACACATACATATTACGAGGAGATTCAGATGCGTTCTTAAACGAGAATCCAATACCCCTTGCCTTAAGTACTTTACCGTGTTTACCTAGCCTTTTAGCCCTAGCTATATAATGATAATAAAGATAATCTCCTAGCCATGTTTTAGCAAATGCTCTTACACGTTCTCCTTGACTACGTTCTTCTTTCTGTCCTTGAGCAATAGTTTTAGCAAGCCAAATAGGTGAATAGTTCCAATAGAAGTATAACTCTCCAGGGATCCATTCACCGTCATCTCTAACCATTCCATACTTCCATCTCCTCAACTCTTCTTTCCAGAACTCTGCATATTCAGATTTAGGATTAGAGTTAGGTGGTATATTAGTATATTTTCCGTTCTTCTCAAAGAACATAGATCGTTCTCTAAAGAAGTCCATTCCTTCAAGTATATGAGGATTGGTTATATCTACAAGTTTGCGTCCGTCTTCATATAAAGGATCTACAGGTCTATCTGTTGTATATTCTCTAGTAGGTGATATTAAATTCTTTATAAACCCAACCTGAGCTACATACTCAAGTAAGTTATCATACACTTCTTTAGGAACAGAATCTCTTAACTCCTTATTTATTGGACTTTGATATTTATTGAGATTCATTAGTTCCACTGATTTGGGTTGAGCACTATACAGTCTGTTGATAATACAGTTTTAGCAACTGATACAGCATTCTCTAAAGCACAACGAGTTACTTTAAGTGGGTCTATAATATTCTTTTCAAACATCTTGTAGTTATCTTTATCACTATTAGGACCTAATTCACAATTAGGAAATATGGTTTTAAAAGGTTGTAATATACTATATGAAATCTTATATTCAGCAGATGGATTCTTTAGGGTTATATCTTTATATAGTTGTCCTTCTAAGTGAGCTCTACATAAAGCAACTCCACCACCTTCTACAATACCTTCTTCTAAAGCACAAGCTACTGCAAGTACTGCATCCTCATATCTATCTTTACGTTCTTTCATCTCGATCTCTGATTTGCCTCCTACTCTAATAA